TGGTTCAGGTTCTTTTCCATTTCCTCTGCCTTGCGGTGGCGGTCAATCGCCTTTGTCAGATCCTCAATCTCCGATTCCATTCTCTCATAAGTTGCACCGTCCTCCGCAGACAGAACACCATTTTCATTCTCATGGGTATCCACAAAATTCTTTGCAGCTTCCCAAACCTTAGCTCTTTTCTCCATTAATTCCTGAATCGTCATAATCCGTATCCTCCTCAGATATATTTTTTGATAAAATTTAAGCGTTCACGCAGATCATCCGCAGAACGCCCTGTGTCAACACTATTTAATTTTGGTGCGGCAATTCCCGCCTGATCTTTCACGGATTTTCCGGTCTTTCCATAATGCCTCTCCAGCTTATTCATCAGCGCATTATTCACTGCCCGTCTGGAAAACATTACAGAATCAGACGTCCCGTTTTCTGTACGGCCAGCACCTGGATCTCCATTTTCGCCTTCACTGCCCTGTTCCTCTTTCTGGAACAGAATGTCATCTGCAAACCCAAGCTCCACAGCCTTATTCGCATCCATCCACGTTTCCGCATCCATCAGATGTGACAGCTTCGCCCTGCTCTGGCCCGTTTTCCGTACATAAGCATTGATAATAGATTCCTTCACGGCATCCAGAAGTTCCATAGCCTTCTTCATCTCTGCATGGTCGCCCCATGCAACCGTTGCCGGATTATGGATCATCATCATGCTCACAGGACTCATCCACACCTCAGTTCCGGCCATTGCAATGACAGACGCAGCAGATGCCGCAAGCCCGTCAATCTTCACCGTAACCTTTCCCGGATATTCCGACAGCATGTTAAAGATCTGTGCCGCCGCAACGCAGTCCCCGCCCGGACTGTTGATCCACAGGGTAATGTCCCCTGTTCCCGCATTCAGCTCATCCTTAAAAAGAGCCGGCGTGACATCATCGTCAAACCAGCTCTCCTCCGCGATACCCCCGTTCATGAACAGGATTCTTTCCTCAGCTTCCTGTCCGCTTTCCAAATTTATCGCTTTCTTTTTCCAGTTCCAAAACTTCTTCACCAGTATCCTTCCCCTTTCCAGATCCGGCAAAGATACCGGCATCCTGTAATTTCGTCATATTTCCATTGATCAGATACAGATCACCGCCAAGCTCCTCCGGGATCCGGTCCATATTTTCCAGTTCCCGGATATCATTGGCACTCATCCATCCATTCTGTCTTGCCGTGGCATAACCGGTCATCCTTGACTGGTAATCACCCCTGAGCAGCCCATCCACATTGAACTTAAAGAAATACTTCTTCTTTTCCTCCGCAGACAGCAGAGCCCTGACCATTGCCTGTTCCCACCGGCTCACCCAGGGATCCAGTGTATACTTCACAAACTCCAGAGACTGCTGCTCAATGTTGCTGAAACTGGACTTATCCAGATCCCCGACCATATGAGGCGGCACCCTGAAAATCCTGGCAATCTCATCAATCTGAAACTTCCTGGTTTCCAGGAACTGGGCTTCATTCGGTGCAATGGAAATCGGCGTATACTTCATTCCCTCTTCCAGGACAGCAACCTTATTGGCATTGCTGCTTCCCCCGAAAGTGGACTGCCAGCTCTCACGCACCCTGCCCGGATCCTTCAAAGTCCCCGGATGCTCCAGCACTCCTGACGGAGCGGCACCGTTGGCATAAAACTTGCTTCCATACTCCTCCGCAGCAATGGCAAGCCCGATCGCATTCTTCGCCATGGCAATAGGTGAATATCCGACCAGCCCGTCAAATCCAAGCCCCGGAATATGCAGCACATCCGCCGGATGCAGACGCACGATCTTTCCATTCGCTTTCGGATCCGTCCCGGTTCTGCCATCCACATCATCCCCGTCATAAACCAGGTACTCATAATAAAGCCTGCCATGCTCATCCCTGTCCACCGTCATCCGGTCGGGCATCAGCGGATAAAGAGCCACAATTTCACCCTTTCCGTTCCTGATGATCTGACTGTACGCATTCCCCCACAAAAGCAAGTGCGTCATCAGAGTCTCTCGGAACACAAAAGAAGTCATCTCTGGATTCGGCTCATCATGCAGCAGAAAATACAGCGGATGATCCACCGCCTTCTCCTTACCTCCGTTATCGTTATACCTGTAAAACTGCAGTGGCAAACCCGCCACCGCCTCAGAAAGAATCCTCACACAGGAATATACAGCAGTCATCTGCATGGCACTCCGTGCGTTCACTCTCTTCCCAGAAGCTGTGCTCCCCATAAAAAATCCATATCCACTTCCAGCTGTGCTGTTAGAAGGAGCATCCCTCCCCCGAAATAAATTACTGAAAAATCCCATACACCCTCCTTAAAATACCAACAGTCCTCTCTCATCGTAAACGCTGCCACTCTGCCCTTCCTGACGTATACATCTATCAAGCGCCATAATTGCGGCAACAATGCCATCTATCTTCTCCTTAGATTTAGCTTTGGTTACTTTAATATTGCCAGCAGGATCTGTGTCAATAACAACGTTACCTGCCATCCATCTAAGCACTGGATTCCCACAGTGAATAATTCTTCCCTCCATCAGTAAGCGATAGAATTCTTTCGTCGGAGCTGACATTGAAGAAAATCCCTGACCAAAAGGAACAATGGTAAAACCTTCGCCCTCCAAATTTTGAATCATCTGAGTCGCATTCCATCTATCCACCGCTATTTCCAAAATGTGATATTTCTCTGATAGGTAGATGATGAACTTTTCAATAAAATCGTAATGAATCACGTTTCCCTCTGTAGACATGATATAGCCTTGTTTTTCCCAAATATCATAGGGAACTGAATTAGCTTTCACTCTTCTAGGTATGGTTTCCTCAGGAATCCAGAAGTACGGCAAGAGCACATACTTTTCATTTTCATCTCTCGGCGGAAATATCAATACTAAAGCTGTAATATCCCCTGTACTTGAAAGGTCAAGTCCTGCATAACAGTCTCTTCCTTCAAGTGAAGCCGCCTCAATTGATTCATTTCCTCTCATATATATCGCATCTGGAATCCATGCAACGGTTGAACTCACCCACATATTGCATCGAAGCCATTTGAAAGTAATCTCATCCGCCGGGTTCTGCTTTGCTTCCCTGTATGCATCTCTCAGTCTTTCAATATCAACGGTATATCCAAGAGAAGGATTTACCTTATACCAGTTTTCTTCATCTTCCCAGTCCTCATCATCCTTAAGTCCATAGACCACAGGATAAAAAGTCGGATCCACACGTCTGCCTTCTAAGATATCCACCGCCTTAGTATGAAGCTCATAAGCAATGGAATGTCTATCATTACCTGCAGTCGTTATAATAAAGTGAAGCGGATTCTGTCTTGCATCCGATGAGCCCTTGGTAAGAACATCATACAGCTGCCTGTTGGGCTGCGTATGAATTTCATCAAATACCAAACCGCTTACCGAAAATCCATGTTTACCGCCAACCTCAGCTGACAGCACCTGATAATAACCGGCATTACTGTAATTCACAATACGCTTGGTGGCTCCCATCAGCTTGCTTCTTTTCATCAGAGCCGGTGACATCTCTATCATCTGTTTTGCCACATCAAATACGATGGATGCCTGCTGTCTGTCAGCCGCTGCACCATACACTTCTGCGGAAGGCTCATTGTCCGCATACAATAAATAAAGAGCGACTGCTGCTGCTAATTCGCTCTTACCCACTTTCTTACATATCTCCACAAATGCAGTGCGGAACTGCCTGTTCCCATCAGGTTTTACAATCCCGAATATATCTCTTATCAATTGCTCCTGCCACGGTAATAGCCAGAATGGTGTTCCTGCCCATTTACCTTTGGTGTGACAAAGATTCTCAATAAAGGTCACTGCCCTGTCTGCTTTCTTCTTATCATAATGTGAAGTCGGAAGCATGAACTGGGAAGGTTTATAATTTTTAAGCTTCGGATATCCCTTTGGTCTTGGTTCCTTTGCCATTAGGAATCACCCCCAAGCAATGCCTCCATCTCATCTTCCGACTCCTTACCCTTTGCACTACCAGCCACAATACGTGACCTGGATGAAGGCGTAAGTCCAAACTCGGATGCCGCCTGCAGCATCAGCTTCTGATTGGTATTTGCAATCCCAACCCAAGGTGTCTGCTGCTGATATCCTTTATCCGTTTCAAAGGTCGAACCCCCAGAATCTATATGCTCCTGCGCTTCCTTCCATCTGGCATAGGACTGGCAGTATGCAGCAAATGCCGCCATGTCCACTTCCGTAAGAACACCCATCTGATTCATCAAATCAGCTAAACGTTCCCACTCTTTCTTAGCCTCAGGTAATAACCATTCCGGACAGTTAGGCATTCCCTTTGCCGGAATTGGCTCCTTCGTATTCAATTTTCTTTTTCCCGGATTACCTTCCAGCTTTTTCAAAGCTGTAGGCTTTGGCTTTCTTCCTGCCATGGTCATACCCTCCTCCCTTAATTTTTTGCATAATAAAAGGACCATGTATCTCTACATGATCCTCAAAAAATATTTCCATTAATTAAATTTGTAGGCTTTCTGCATATTTAAACTGAATGACATCCCTAGGGGCAGTTTCAACATATGCCTGCTCTTTATGCATAAATGCAATAATATCATTTTTACTCATTTTACCAAGTTTATCTATGACTAAATCCAGTATTTCCTTGTCATCTTTTGATAATGCTGAAAACTTGCATTCTCCACTTAAAGCGAAATGATAAGCATTTGTTTCGCCCATATCAACTTCCTCGCAAGGAACATCCTTCAAGTCAATGATTGAATTATGCCCTACAGGAACTGCTCCCATTGGTAATGCCCGATAAACCAATCCTGTAATAGCACGTCCTCTTCTTTTATAAGCCAACGCATCTGCATACCACATAAGCTTCATCAACTTGACTTTGTAAAGACTTGTAACTTTAGAAGAAACAGCAAAATATCTTATCACATCAACAACCTTATCAAGTGAAAGTGAAGTATTTCCATGAAACATCTTATTACCCTGAAATCCTGCATAACTTGCCTCAATAGCTTTTCTCAAATATGCATCTTGATCCTCTTCAAATAATGAAGTTGCCGCCTCCATATATTTTTGATAAGACTCAGCTGATAAGCTGTCTTTTGCATCATTTAGTAAAGACAAGAACCATTCTGGATCCTGATCAATTTTCTTTAAAATTGTGTCATGAGCTTTATCTTGAACCTGATGGCTCTCATATCTGGTAATGGTTTTACCGCCCCACCCCAGCAATACGCATAAATCGCTCTGGCTAATACCATATTTTGCTCTTATTCCGCTTATCTGAGTTGATGTCAAAAGACCTTTCTTTTCTCTATATGAATCCTTCATTCTAGTATCATTATCCTGCATCTGTTTTTCATCCATATACAGTTCTTCTGCCAAATCGCAATACAAATAATAGGCTTCATAATCTACTTCTGTATTCTTAAAAGTGGCCTTATCCATAACAAGAACTGTTTTCACTTCATGTTCTTCCATGCAACATGTACAAAGTCTTTTTTCACTTTTTAAGATCTTCATATCCATGAAAACACCCCCTAATTCTTCTTATAAGGAAACATTTCTGGTGTAAATGCCTTCTCAGCAAAATGAAATGACATAACAAAAGTTGTTGTGTTTCCATACATTCCTAAAAGTTCCACTCTTATTTTAATATATACGTCATCTGTGCCGTTATATACCTTACCAAATTCTCTCATTTCACTTCTTTTGGGAAATCTAATGTCTTTTACTGTCTGCATATAGTCTTCCACAGATAGTGTCAATAATTCGCGTTTTAAGGCATCCACAGGATTTTCATCAGAAAATAATTTATTAACAGTGTATTGGTTAGTATATTTTTCATCGCGCTTTTCATCAACGAGGCGCTTTGCTTGAAAATCTATCTTAGCCCCATTATTGAGTGCAAATTTCAAATCCTGAATATATGCTTTTACTTCGATTTCACTCTCTATACGTGATTTTGTTTCTTCAGCCAATTTCTCGCCTCCTGTCAAGGTATCAATTGATACCTGTATAATACATCCAATTTGTCAATTTGTCAACCTCATACCCCCATCTTTCATTTCGCGATTTTGCACAGAAGAGGGGGCGCCGGTCTTGGAGCCTAAGGGCTGTAGAGATTCAAATACCCCCTACCCTCACTCTCAAAACTTGTACTCCACATATCTATCTTCCGTCATTGTCTTTACATTATGATGATGCTCACATAAAGGCTGCCAGTTCCCACGATCCCAGAAGAGTTTCTGGTCTCCACGATGCGGAACGATATGATCCACGACGGTAGCCATAGTGATATGACCTTCCTCATAACACTTCACACAGAATGGATTGCTCTCTAAGAACTTCCTTCTCTCACGCTGCCACTTGGCACCATAGCCACGCTCTGCTGCATGAGCTCTGTCCTTTGTATGTAAAGGCTTATGTTCCTCACAATACATCTGACCGTGCGGAATGAGTGCCGCACAGCCAGGATGTTTACACGGTATGTTACTTCTATATGGCAATGCATCCACCTCTTTCATAACAAAAGCCCCGGAAGTTTTTGGCTTCCAAGGCTCTTCTCTGTCGTACACTTTCGACACTATCATAATAACATATATGCTTATGCCATGTTGGGACAAAGTATGCCAACTTACTCAGGCACCACAAAATTATTTAATGCCGATGCATGAATACGGTGTACGGTACGATAAGATACATTCAGGTCATAGGAAATATCTTCCCAGCTTTCATTTTTCAGATAGCGGTATTTAAGAAGAAGTCTTTCCTCTGGGTTCTCCATACTTTCAATCGCCGCATTAATTTCTGAACGAAGGTCTATCAATCTGTTTATCTGTGCATCAATTCTCTGCTCATAATCCCATATCTTTTCAATGGTCTTAATAAATGGTGCTTCCAGATTTCTATTCGGATTGGTACCAATCTTTTCTCCATAAGAACATCCCTGAATCGTACCTCTCATTTCACGAAGCTGTTCTAGCTCCTTCACTTCAACCTGTATCTGCTTATCCAACAGATATGCCTGTTTCAAATACTCTTTAGCCGTCATAAGCCACCTCCGAAAAGTTATTTCCCTCGGATTTACTCTGATTGTCTTATTTCGTCCTGAAGCTTACGGATTAAGAATTCTCCAGCAACCGAAGTCAGCTGTTGATACCACGAACTTCTGAAAAACTTCTCAATCTGTAACGCTTCATCTATTGCCGCCTTGCTTTTTGGATTGCGCTTTACCTTTTTGAGTGCGGCTCTGTAATCAGCAACCGCACTAAGGATAATCGCATCTTTCATATGGGTCTTCAAATTGGTTCTTACCTGCCATGTGTTACCATCGCTTTTACTGCAGCAATCAATCTATTTTGTGTCATATCCTTACTTGCTAAAGCCTTCATAACATCCTCATCTATTGTTCCAGCAGTAATAATATGCTGAACCACCACCGTCTCCGAAGTCTGTCCTTGTCTCCAAAGTCTTGCCACCGTCTGTTGATATAGTTCCAGACTCCAGGTAAGTCCAAACCAAATCAGCATATTTCCACCTGATTGCAGATTCAAGCCATGCCCGGCAGAAGCTGGATGTATTAACGCCACCTGCAGCTCCCCACGATTCCATTTTCTGATGCTTTCCTCAGAATCCAATTTTTCAAAAGGAATCTTTTTCTCAGTAAGTCTTCGCATAATCCTTGATAAATCATGTTTGAACCAGTAAGCCACCATAACAGGTCTGCCATTTGCCGCTTCAATCATATCCTCAAGGGCATCCAGCTTCTGATCGTGGATTACAATCTCATCGCCATCATCGGAATACACAGCACCATTTGCCATCTGAAGAAGCTTCCCGGAAAGAGCCGCTGCATTTGCTGCTGTAATCTCTCCCTTTTTCAAAGGAATAAATAAATCCTCTTCCATATCCGCATAAAGCTTCGCTTCCTCATCATTCATATAAACCGGATATTCATTACTGATAAGCTCTGGCATCTGAAGATGATCCAAGGCTTTCATGGAAATCGTGATATCGGAAATCTTCTCATAAATCTGTTCCTCAGCTCCATTTCTTAGCTTATAAGAATAAACAATCGGACCATTCATCCTGTCTGGCACAAAATAATTCACACGATACTGGCTGATAAATCTTCCAAGTCTTTCTCCCATATCCAGACATTTGAATTCTGCAAACAAATCCATCAGTCCATTGCTGGAAGGTGTACCAGTGAGCCCGATTACCCTTTTCACATTTGGCCGAACCTTCATAAATGCCTTAAAGCGTTTACAGTTCCAATTCTTAAAGCTGGATAGCTCATCCAGAACTACCATATCCCAGAAAAAATTCACTCCACTTTGTTCAATCAACCACTGCAGATTTTCACGGTTAATAATGTAAATATCTGCATCCGCCTCCAAAGCCTTTTTCCGCTCTGCTGCTGAACCAAGAACAATGGAATATCTCAGGTGTTTCAGATGATTCCACTTATGAATCTCATCACTCCAGGTATTTCTTGCAACTCGAAGTGGCGCCACCACCAAAACCTTACTTACTTCAAAGCTGTCATAAATAAGCTGTTCAATAGCTGTCAACATAATACTGGTCTTACCAAGTCCCATCCCAAGTATCACGGCTGCTATCGGGTGTTCTAATATATAATTGATTGCAAACTGCTGATAATCATGCGGTTTGTATTCCATCAAGAATCCCTCCAATCTGTCCTGCATCATCCAGGACGAATACTTTATATCCAAGAGACCTTAGCTGGTCATGCCTGTGCTCCTGTAAAACTCTTGGTTTCTTTCCTGACGCCTTCACTTCCACCAACCCAAATTTCCCATCAGGTAATAAAACAAGTCGGTCGGGCCAGCCCGATGAACCGGAATTCCACTTCTCACACAAGCCACCACGCTTTTTAACTTCTCTCACTAATTTCTGTTCAATATATTTTTCACGCATCGCACGCCTCCATCATTCTTAACAGGTGTGCAGGTCGAGTACCTCGTTCCGTAAAACTCTCTTAAGCAGATATTTATTCAAATTCTTCCTAAAGGGACTTTTATGTACTGAGGTTAACGACCTACACAAAAGGGCTTTTTCTTACTCCAAAAAATCCTGTCCTTCCTTAAGCTTCAATCCCACGACCTGCACTCCGGTATTCTTGCGAATACGGTTATAGCCAGCCTTGTCCATCGAAGAATAGAAATCCGTGGTACTACGGATATATTCGCCGTTCTGCATGCAATGCGCTCTGTAAGCCTGATACAGTTCACCCGATTTTTCCTTATAAGATGGATCAATCTCACAGCATTCCTCCAGAAACTGCCCCAGCCAGTCATTGTCCTCGCGATATGCCTGGATAGCGGCCTCTACGACATCTGGAAGTGTTGTATGGAAATTCTTATCAATCGCTCTCTTCGCCCCTTCAATAATCCAGCTCATAATTGCAGGACCCGCATGCTCAAACAGATAATCCGCATAATTCTTGATGTCACTTTTACCTGTAATCTTTGCATTGAAGGGAATGACCACCAGCCTTCTCCAGATACCATCATCATTGGCTCCTACCTTTGGAAGATGGTTTGTATAGAGAACCAATGTATGTGACGGTACAAAGGAAAACGGATCCTTATACTTCTTCTCTGCCTGAATCTCATCCGTAGAGCAAAGCTGCTTCACCACAGCGGTATTCAATCTCATACCTTCCTCCATTTCCGAAGAAATGATGAGACGTTTCCCCTTAAGCTCTGCCATCTCCGGCTTCACATTCCGCTTGCAATTCATGGTCAAGGCTTCCGCTGAAAGCTTTCCTGCATAATTTCCAAGTACTCTGAAAATGGTATTCCAGAAGGTACTCTTACCATTGGCACCGCCACCATAAGCAATAATCATGTGCTCTTGATAAACCTTACCGATTGCAGCCATGCCAACCGTCTCCTGCACATAATCAATCAGTTTCTGATCCTTGCAGAAGAAAAGATTCAAAGCATCCAGCCATATCTGTTTCCCATCCTCTCCCGGAGAACACGCAGTAATCTTTGTAATCAGATCTTCAGGATTATGCGGCAGTTCCCCTGCAAGCCCTTTTCGAAGGTCATAGGTTGCATAAGGTGTGTTAATCAGATTCTCGTTCTTATCCAAATCAGATACTGAAATAGCAATCATAGGCTTTGCAGTATTTGCGGCAGAAACGATGTATTTGTAATCACGTCTCTTCTGAACAAACTTCAGATAAGTCTGAGCACCCATCAGCATATAAACCAAAGGAATAAGCTTTCCATCTACCTCTTTTAAAAGCTCCTTCGGGCCAGCCTGGATAGATTCCTTCGGTACACCTGCATCCTCCAACGCCTTCTCAACTCTTGCCACTTCATCCATAGCATCCTGAAGCTGCAGATCCAAGAATTCCTCAACAGCACCAATCGCCATCTGCTTATCCTCTCGCCAACACTCACCATCGAATCTTAAAAAGTCTGTAGCACTCGTATATTTGAGTTCATTTCCATACTCTCGAACTAATACCTTTGCCTGTCCGATATCCGAATAATCTTCAGGCTTCAATGAAGCACTTTCAAAATCTGCATTATATTCATCAGGCGGCACATACCCTTCCTGATTCACAATACTTTTCTTAAAGAACTTCGCCGCACTATTCCAGATAGTCTTAAGCTCTGACTCCGGTAGCGGCGGATCACATTTCTTTGCATGTTCTAAGAATGCCTCGTGTGCTTTTTCCGTAATTCCATAGCGTTTCAGCACACGCCCGGCAAAACGGCTCATAGTATTATTTCTGCTACCTTTCAGAATCTGCCCACCAGATGCGCTCTCCGAATCCTCGGAATCAAAATCTTCTTCCTCAACTACCTGACTGACATCAATTTCTTCATCAATAGTCATCCAGCCATCATGTACCAATACTTCTTCACAATCAGCACCGAAGATAAATCTTGCTGCGTCTAAAGCATTTCCATCAAAGAAGGGATACTCCTTCTGTAATGCCTTCTTTAGATTTCCGTACACTTCTGCATCTGTAATCTCTGAAATAGGAAAATAGATGTGATATCTCGGTCTGGCCGACTTCCCCTCCTTTGGAAGCAGATGATGTCTGCTGAAAGCAAGCATATATTCCATATCCGGGAATATTTCCTCCAGCTTCTCAACTGTAATCCACTCTGCCGGTTCCTCTGAATGGTCATTATCAATATCCATGACAATCACATCTGAACGAATGAAATTACCAATACCTCGATAGTTTCCTTTGTACTCTGCGCAAACATGATCTGCCTTCACCGCCTCCCGAAGCTGCTCCGGCGTGACTACTGTCACCTTATTGGGATAGCTACAGTTAGCGGCCTGACCAATGCAGTTTGCTGTAAAAATCGTTACCTGCATATCTCAAACCTCTTTTCTATAAAGTAAGGAACAAAATCCTCCTAATTTCCTAAGCGGGTTTGACCTACACTTTTCCGGTCGTAGGACAAAATTTGCCCAAAAATAACAGCCAGAGCGGTATCTCTTCCTTATAAAGGCAAAAAATGCCCTGACTGTTTTCAAAATTTTTTCAAAAAAATATGCTCTCGACCGGAAAAACAATTTCCAGATGCGCTTAGGAAGATAGAAAGGCACGAAAGCCATTCGGAAAGTGAGGTGCTGCAGATGCAGACAGAAACGATTGATAAAAACCAGCAAGCTACACCGTCCATTGATGAAGAGCTTATTGATACTCTCATCGCAATCAGTGTTGTAGCCAAACGACTGGCAGCCAATCTAAGACAACAGAATACAGAAAATGGAGGAAAACAAGATGAGCAAAATGAGTGAATTATCTCAGGTGCTTGATGAAATGATTTCCTGCGGCGAAGGAATGATCAAAGCTGCTAACGCAATCAAAGACATCTTCTCTTCTACCGAAGAAGCACCCGAAAAAACAGAACCCAAGTCAACCAAGAAAGCTACAAAGGCTTCTGAACCGGCTAAAGCAGAGGAAACACCAGAACCTACCTATACCAAGGAAGATGTTCGTGCAGTACTCGCTTCCAAATCAGCCGCTGGATATAAGAAGGAAGTCAAAAAGCTTCTTGAGAAATATGGCGCTCAGCAGTTAAAGCAGGTAAATCCTGATGACTATGCAGCCATTCTTAAGGAAGCAGAGGTGATTGGAAATGCCTAAACATGCATACCTTTCCGCTTCTGCCAGTCACAGATGGTTAGCCTGTCCGCCAAGCGCAAAGCTCTGTGCCAATATTGCAGATCAAACATCTGAATATGCCCAGCAGGGAACCGATTGTCATGAGCTCTGTGCCTACCTTGTAGAAAAAGCACTTGGTAGAGCTGTCACAGATCCGACAGAAAATCTTACCTTCTATGATGCAGAGATGCGGAACTGCGCAGAGGAATACAGAAATTATGTATTGGAGCAGATTGAAACAGCCAAAGAATTCTGCAAAGATCCGCAGGTCATGATTGAGCAGAGACTGGACTTCTCCCGCTGGGTTGAAAATGGCTTTGGAACCGGTGACTGTGTCATCGTTGCAGATGAAGTATTGCAGATTATCGATTACAAGCACGGTCTCGGCGTTCTGGTAAGCGCCGGCGATGAGGAACATGGTGGAAACAGTCAGATGATGTGCTACGCCTTAGGCGCATTAGAAGCCTTCGGTGATATCTACGACATCAATCAGATTCAGATGACCATCTTCCAGCCAAGACGTGACAACGTCAGTACTTACACCATTTCCAAAGATGTGCTTCTGAAATGGGCTGACGAAGTTCTGGCACCTACCGCACAGCTTGCATATGTAGGCGAAGGCGAATTCAAATCCGGGGACCACTGTCAGTTCTGTAAGGTAAAAGCCACCTGCAGAAAGCGCGCCGAATACAATCTTGAGCTTGCAAAATATGACTTTGAAATGCCAACTACCCTAGATGACATAGAAATCGCCTCTATCCTAGCAAAGGTGGATGAAATGATCTCCTGGGGAAATGACATCAAAGAATATGCCTTACAGCAGGCCCAGTCTGGTGTTCACTTTGACGGTTGGAAAATCGTAGAAGGCAGATCCAATAGAAAATTTACTGATGAAGCCGCTGTGGCATTCAAAGTAAAAGATGCGGGCTACGACCCGTATGAGAAGAAGCTTCTTGGCATCACTGCCATGAGCACATTGCTCGGAAAGAAGAAATTTGAAGAGCTATTAGGTGAGCTTGTATATAAGCCACCAGGTAAACCAGCATTGGTACCGGAATCCGATAAGAGACCGGCAATGAATACAGCAATAGATGATTTTAGCATATAAGTCCAGTCTCAATGCTTAAAACAGATTGGCTGCTCGCAGACATATCTGTTTAAGCATTAGAGACGACAACGGAAATGAGCAAGTAGCCTGATAAGGCGGATTGCGAATTTACGTAGGAATCATGAAAGTGCAAAGCACGAAATGATTCCGTGGACTTATACCACAAGGCAAATAAAGGAGGGCCAATATCATGGCAAAAATTCAGAATCCTACAAAGGTTATCACAGGAGTAAATACACGTTGGAGCTACGCGAATGTATGGGATGCAAAGAGCATCAACGGAGGCGCACCGAAGTACAGTGTCTCTCTCATCATTCCTAAGTCCGACACCGTAACCGTTAACAAGATCAAGGCAGCTATCGAAGCAGCCTATGAGGAAGGTCAGAGCAAACTTAAGGGTAATGGCAAGACTGTTCCTGCCCTATCTGTTCTCAAGACACCTCTTCGTGATGGTGATTTAGAGCGACCTGATGATCCTGCTTATGCAAATGCATATTTCATCAACGCCAACAGTGCTTCTGCACCTGGCATCGTGGACACAGACCGTCAGCCTATCCTTGAGAGATCAGAAGTATATTCCGGTGTTTACGGCAGAGCTTCCATCAATCTCTATGCTTTCAACAGCAATGGTAACAAAGGTATCGCCTGCGGGCTTAATAATCTCCAGAAGATTAGAGACGGTGAGCCTCTTGGTGGCAAGTCCAGAGCTGAAGATGATTTCGCTTCCGATGAAGATGACGATTTCCTTGATTAATTCAAATGTAACAATGACAACCAAGCAGGCGGTGGTAATACTGCTGCCGCCTGTGACAATCTTAGAAAGTAGGTAAAATATTATGACTATGGATTCTATTAATGAAATATTAGATGCTATTATCCGCGGATCCCTTTTAGGCTTCTTAGCCGGTTTCTGGTTAATGGGACTTGCTGCAATCTGGAAGTGGTTCCTGGGTGTTGCAAAACGTTTCCTTCACTGGCTTTTCCCAAAGGCAAAATGGTTCCAGCTAAAAGAACAGAACCCAAAAGGAAACTAATATCAAGGCGGCAGTACTCCCCGGTGCTGCTGCCCTTTTTGTAAAGGAATGAGATTATGATAAAAGAAATGTCAATTGATTTAGAGACCTACAGCGATGTTGATATCTCCAAATGTGGCGCCTATAAATACGCTGAGTCTGATAATTTTGAAATACTACTATTTGGCGTATCTATTGATGGTGGTGAAGTACAGGTATTTGACCTTGCCTGTGGCGATACCATTCCCGATGATATCCTTGCAGCATTATCTGATGATACAGTTACAAAGTGGGCTTTCAATGCCAATTTTGAAAGAATCTGTTTATCCAACTGGCTTAGAAAACATCACCCTGCGCATTTCAAAGGCTACAGTATTCCGGAAGATCCTGCTTCCAAATATCTGGATCCAGCCTCATGGAAGTGTACCATGATATGGTCAGCCTATATGGGCTTACCGCTCTCCCTTGAAGGTGTCGGTGCAGTCCTTAAACTACAAGATCAGAAAATGAAGGAAGGCAAAGATCTCATCAAATACTTCTGCTGCCCTTGCAAGCCGACTAAGGTAAATGGCGGCAGAACCAGAAACCTTCCAGAGCATGCCCCTGATAAATGGGAAACCTTCAAAACCTATAACAAACGTGATGTTGACGTAGAAATGGCGATTAAACAGAGATTATCTAAATTCCCGGTTCCTGACTTCGTATGGGAAGAATACTATCTCGACCAGGAAATCAATGACCGCGGAATCATGCTGGATATGGATGTGGTAGAAAATGCTATTGCATTTGATGAAAAGTCCAAAGCAGAGCTTATGATTGCTA